AGATCCTCCGGCTCGAAGCGCAGGAGCGGGCTGCGGTTGCGCGACTTCGGCCGGAGAAGCGCGGGGTACCGGTCCGGCCGCATCCGGGGATTTCGGCACAGCCGGATACTTCTACGGAGGGTTTGTTGCGTGCTTTGATGCAGAATGACGGGTGTGTGCAGGCGCATGCGGCGGACCGGGCGGCCCAGCAGTCGATGGCGGCGCCGCCGAACCATGCCGAGCGGCTGCGGCGGGCGCGGGCGCGGGAGGCGCGCGACCTGTTGCGCAAGCTTGAGGGAGGCACCAAGCCACCTACGCGCGAGGATTACCGGCGCGGCCGTGTCGAGAAGGGGTGACAGAACAAGCGAGGGCGTTGCGGCGTTGCTGGATGCGCAATGTTTGGAGACGTTGCGTTGCGTGCGGAGGTCGAGGGCGGGGGGGGATGTGCCCTTTTCCCGCCCTTTGCCTCTTTCACCTGAAAACCTGAAAACATGAAAAAGGAAACCGAGGATGGCTCCTAGAAACGAAGTGCCGCGCGACCGCATTCCGGACAGTGTCCGCGAGAGCGCCCGCACCCAGATCGAGCAGATGCAGGCGACGGCGAGCAAGCTGTTGGAGCAGCTTGACCCGACCGGTGAACACGCCGAAACCAGGCAGGCCCACGAAGCGCTGGAAAAGTTTGTCGGCCACGCCAGCACGCTTGTCGAGAAAGCCAGCTGATCGAGAACCTGACCCTCCTGTCACTGACCGCAACACGCCGTGGCTGGGGAAGTCGGGGAAAAGGCGGGTGCTGCACAATGATCCTTCCGTGCGGCACCCGCCAAATCAGTTTATCCTGTCCCGGTGATAGACACATGGTGTGCTATCTTGGGAGGGATCCATGAAACCGTTTGCAGCGACCAAAGGCCGTTACCACACCATTTATGGTGTAGTGTCTCCGGACGAGGCGGTCGATTTCGAGACGACGCGCGATTTGCTGATCCGGCAGGGCTTTGATGTCAACAAGTCGCCATGCCGGTGCTGTGGTGCGCCGGTGTTCATTGTGTTCGATGGTGACGGCGACGTGTTCCTGAGCGAAGAGCGGGAAGATGGCACCGCGGTCTTTATGCAGGAGAGGATGGCCCAATGAGCAAGCCGGCAGTCAAGAGCCCGAGCAAGAAGAGCCCGAGCGGCACCCCGCACAAGGCTCCGAACAAGCTTCCCCGGAAGGCCCCGCCTTCGAGCGCCCCGCAGCCCAAAACCGGGAGCATCATGGCGAAGGGCGTCAACGGCGCCAATAATCGCTATTTGCCGGGCGAGCAGTCATCCGGCGAGGAAGAGCAGCGCGTGGTCCGCGAGATGGCCGACGCGATCGAGAACAATTTCGGACAGCTTCCCCCGCGCATGGTGATTGCCGCCTGTGGTGTGGTGATTGCATCGGTGATGGCGCGGCGATCGCCGTTTTTGCCGAACGCGCAGGCTTCTGCCCGCGCCTTTGGCGAGGACATGGCGCAGAACATCGCCCGCAACTGGTCGATCATCGAGGCCGAGCGCCGCGAGAAAGCGCTCGGACAACATCCACAAGAAGCGGAAAACGACGGCGACGGCGAATAGCGCGGTAAACCATGGCCGGCCGACCATCATTTCCGGGCAAGGGTCCGCTGGCGAAAGCCATGCTGTTGCCGGACCTGCTTGTCACTGATGACGGCCGCGCCACGTTTGAGCCGGACGGCCGTTGTCTGACCGCCTTCCTGATGTCGAAGGCGTTTGTTGACGTCATTCAGGGGCCGCTGGGATCCGGCAAGTCGCGCGCCTGCTGTGCCCGCATCATGAAGCATGCGCAGGAGCAGCAACAATCCCGTCTTGATGGCTTGCGAAAGTCCCGCTGGGCGATTGTCCGCAATACGTTTCCGGACCTGAAGCGCACCACGATCCGGACGTGGCTCGACGTTTTTCCGGAAAACATCTACGGCCGGTTTTTCTGGGGGCAGCCACCCGGACACAAGATCTCGTTTGACGATGTCCGGCTCGAAATCGACTTTCTGGCGCTCGACAAGCCGGAGGATGTCCGCAAGCTGCGATCCGGTGAATATACCGGGATCTGGTTCAACGAGGTCCAGTACATCCCCAAGGAGCTTGTCGACGAAGCCACCTCCCGCGTCGACCGTTATCCGGCGCTTTATGAGGGTGGCCCGACATGGACCGGGGTAATCTGCGACGCCAACGCTCCCGAGGAAGATCATTGGCTCGCGATGATGACCGGCCAGGTCGACCTGCCGACGGATTTGCCGGCGGAGGATCTTGCGGCGCTGGTCTGGCCGCCGGAATGGGGCTTCTTCATGCAGCCACCGGCGCTGATCGAGCAGTTTGACGGGCACGGGCAGATTATCGGCCATCTGGTCAACCCGGAGGCGGAAAACCTGAAGTGGCTTTCGCCGCAATATTACCAGCGGCAGGCGGTCGGCAAGTCGCGGGCATGGATCGACAGCCGGCTGATGAACCGGGTGACGATCTTTGCCGAGGGATCGCCGATCTGGCCGTCATTCCGGCCGGAATACCATGTTGCGGCGAATGTCCTGAAGGTGGTCGAGGGCCACGATGTCTGGGTCGGGCTGGATTTTGGACGCCAGCCGGCGGCGATTTTCGGACAGCACATCAATAATCGGCTTTTTGAGCAGTTCGAGCTTCAGGGCTTCAACGAGGGAGCGACCACGTTTGCGCCGAAGGTCAAAAGGCTGCTGGAGCAGGAATATCGCGGCTGCCGGGCGCGGGTTTTTGGCGATCCGAAGGGTCGCGACAAGGGCCAGAACGACGATCGCACCGCTTATGAGATCTTCGAGGCCAACGGCGTCACGGTTTTACCGGCGCCGGTCAAAGGCAACATGATCGAGACGCGGATCGAGGCGGTCATGCACATTTTGAATGATAATCCGTCCGGAATTCCGCGATTTCAGCTGTCGCCGCGGATCCGCGTGCTGCGCGCGGCGATGGCCGGCAAGTATTTCTGGAAAGGCGTCGGCCAGCTGCGCGAACCCGAAAAAGGAAAATATTCGCACATGGCGGATGCCGCGCAATATCAGATATTGGGGCTTGGCGAGGGCAGATCCATGACCGGCTTCGATCGCATCGTCAGGCACCAGCCCATTCAGGCTTATACCGGGCGAAAATCCCGCCGGCGGGCCTGAACCATGGACCGGGTCCGCAAGATCGGACTTGGCGAGCCCACATTGTGGTGGGTGTGCTTCTCGACGCACGCGATGACGTGGTGGGCCAATCTGATCCCCGGCAAATACAAGCATGTGCGGGTTGCCGGCTATCATCCGGGGGCCGACGCGGTGGTCTTTTATGACGTCGGGCTCACCAGGACGGTCTTGTCCGTTGGCATCGGCGACGACGGCTTCAACGCGCTCGGCGGCTGGCTTGTCGACCACGACGTGGTGACGTTCCGTCCGATCCGCGAGCCGGACCAGACACGATGGTTTTTCCGGCTCGGCTTCTGGTGCGTGCCGGCGATCAAGCACCTGCTCGGCGTCCGCTCGGGTGCGTTGCGGCCCGACACCCTTATGCGCGATCTTCTCCGTTGCGGAGCTTCCGCCTTCGAGCCGGAGAAAACCATTGGGACCGTCAGCACCGCCAGCGCCGGCCATTGACCCAGAGGCAGCGCGCGCCGCCGAAGAGGCCCGCCGCAATGCCAAAGAAGAAAAGATGGACGAGACGCAGGAGCGCGTCGCCGAGCAGACCCGCAATGCGCTGCTGAGGTTTGGGACGTCAATGTCCGGGCGCAGCCCCATGGCGTCGCTGGGGCGCACGTTCTGATGGCGGACAACGTCTTTCGCATGACCGGCGCTCCGCCGCCACCCAACTCCAACCGCGATCGGGCGCTGGAGGAAGAGGCAAAGGACCGCTTCACCGAATGCCGTAAGCAGAAGCAGGAATTCTATGCGGACATCCGCGAGGGATATTTCTTCGCAGCGCCGCATCGCATGCGGCAGATGACCGACAGCGGACACACTCCGCAAGGCAAGCCAAAGGAAAGCGGCGAGGCGGCGACGTCGTTTCCGTGCGAGCTGACCGCCGACTTTGTCGGTGTTGTCCTCGACGCCTTCATGCCGCAGGCAAACCAGTGGTGTGAACGCCGGCCGGGCGTGATGATCGAGGAAGAGATAAAGGCCGACGTGCAGGCCGAGATCAAGCGACAGGATGCGGCGATCTTCGAGCTGATGCGTTCGTCGAACCTTTACGCCGAGCTGCCGAAGGCAATGAACCCGGATCTCGCGATCGGTCTTTTTGCATTGTGGATCGACAGCCCGATCCCGTCCGAGGCGCTCAAGGCGCAGGCGGTGCCGCTGCGCGAGCTTGAAGTCAATCTCGGTCCGTTCGGACAGATCGACGACCGCTTTGCTGTCCGCAATACCAAGCACCGTTATATCAAGGCGCTGTTGCCGGACGTCGAGACGTTTCCGAACGAGATCCTCGAAAAGATCAGCAAGGAGCCGCACAAGTGGTGCCAGATCAAGTGGGGTTTCTGGCGCATCTGGGAAGAGCGCGGCACCGAGACGTGGCAGAAGGTGGTGATGGTCGACGACATTCTTGTCGACCACGACCGGCTGCGCGGCGCCGGCTGCGTGCCGTTGCTTCCGGTCCGTTTTAATCCGTCACCGGACTGGGCGATCGGCGACGGTCCGCTCCAGCAAGGGCTTCCGGACCTGCGATCGCTCGACAATATCGAGGCCGGCAAGCTCGACTATATCGACACGATCATCCGGCCGGCGACCGCCATTCCGGACGACAGCGTTGCGTCGTTCGAGCAGGGCATCGAAAACGGACGCGCCTATCCGGTGCGGCCCGGATCCGAGGGCGCGATCAAGCGCATCTATGAACCAGGCCCGGCCGATGCCGCGATCTGGGGCTCGGAAATGCTGGAGACGCGCCTCAAGCGACTGTTTTTCATGGACTGGCCGACGCAGTCCGGCGACACGCCACCGACCGCGACGCAATGGCTCGACGAAATGGTGATGGCGCAACGCCGTCTCGGACAGCCGGGCGCGAGCTTCTTCGACGAAGGCCCGAAGGAGATCTTCCTCCGCTACAAGTGGCTCGCCGAAAAGAAGGGCGTGATCGACGACATCACGATCGACGGCGATACGATCTCGCTCCAGCCATACAATCCGGCGCAGGCCGCGGCCGAGCAGCAGGAAGTCCAGATGGTCACGCGCGCGCTGCAACTGTTTGCGGCGCTATTCCCCGAGGAATACAAGGCGTTCGTCGACGGCGAAAAGACCATGAAGAACATCGCCGCAAAGATGCGGGTTGAGGGGCTTCTGGTGTTCCGGGAGGCGCAGGACATGCAGAAGGCGGTCGGCCTGATCGGCCAGCTGATGGGCGGGCAGGCTGCGCCCGGCGCCGGCGGACCGCTCGCGGCTCCAGCTCCGACAGGCTGAGGATATGGCGCTCGACAAGGTCGCGTTTGAAAACGCCATCCGGCGGATTGCCGCCACCACCGACGGCCGGCTGCTTTATTTGTACCTCCAGAACATTCTTTTGGAGGTCAGATCGGGCACCGACGACGGTGCGTTGCGCGAGGATTTTGGACGGCGCAAATTGGCCTCCACATTGACCGGCCTCATGGGCGAGGTTCTCGCGGAGAGCAGCAATAATGGTGGAGAGCAGTTCGTCATCCGGGTCGCCGGGAGCGGCGGGTTCCCAGCAGGGCGCGTCTCAAGGCGGCGCGGCGTCGAATGAAGGCGCAGGCGCCGCAGGCGGCGCTGGTGCTGGTGGCGCTGGTGCAGCGGCTGGTCCCGTAACCCGGCCCGACTGGCTGCCGGAGAGCTATTTCGACAAGGACAAAGGCCCGGCCTTCGATCGGTTCATGACCGATTTCAATTCCGGACAGGCCGCGAAGGCGCTGATTGACGGCCGCCTCGCGCAGCGTCCATCCGAAGCCAAGCAATATCAGCCGACGCTGCCGAAGGACTTCAAGCTGCCGGAGGGCTACGAAGTCCCGAAGTGGGAAAAAGACGATCCGGTCCTCCAGGCGGCGCAGGAATTCGCGCACGAAGCAAACCTGACGCAAGACGAATTCTCGAAGATGGTCGCCGTGCAGACAAAGGCGGACCTTCTGCGAGAAACCCGCAGCAAGGAATATCAGACAACCGAAATCGCCAAGCTGGGCGAGAAGGCGACCGCCCGCATCGATGCCATCAAGTCCTACATGAAGGCGTCGTTCGGCGAGAAGCTTGCGAACGCCATCATTGATGGCACGGCGTTTCATTCCGCCGAAATTCTTGGTCCGGATGGCGGCTGGGAAGCCGTCATGAAGCGGGCAACCGGCGGCTCCAACGGCTTCAGCCAGACCCACCGCAACACCGAGGGCGCCGGCTCCGACGCCGACGTCAAGCAGCGTTGGACGTCCATGTCCAAAAACGAAAAGCTCCAATACGCGCGGGAAAAAGAAGCCCGTGAGTTCGCCCAACGATCCGCAGCAAGGTGAGGTAAAACCCCATGCCCGACGTCCCGCAGAACCCCATCACGCTGCTCGAATATGCCTCCAACATGGAGCCAGGTCGCGAGCGCGTCTTTATTGAGACGTTCGCAAAGGAGAGCGATCTCCTTCGGGCCATCCCGTTCCGTCCTGTATTGCAGGGCAAGGACGTGTTTTTCCGAACTGACGCCCTGCCGTCGGTCCGGATGCGCGCGTTCAACGAAGATGGCAATTCCAGCACCGGCAAGACGTCCAAGCTGGAAGAGGGCGTCTACATCATGGACGAATATATCGAGGTCGATCGCGCGATGATCGATCTCTATGGCGAGGGCCATATCGACACGCAGATCGGTATGAAAACCACGGCGATGTCGCAGAACGCCTCGCGCGTCATCGTCAAGGGCGACAACTCGGCTGACCCGCGCGAACCGGACGGCCTTCAGCGCCGGCTGACCACGACCGGCAAGTCGCTATTCCACAATTCAACCGCCTCCGGCGGCGGCCCGCTGTCCCTGACCAAGCTCGATCAGGCGATCGCCGAAGTGAACCGGCCGACGCATATCCTTGTCCCGCGCAAGATGATGTATCTGTGGGACGCCGCGGCGCGATCGTCCACGCTGACAAACAACATGGTCCAGCAGGGCACCGACAGCGACCTCGGCCGCATCGTGACCCGCTACAAGGGCCTCCCGGTCCTGACCGGATACGAGCCCGACGACACCCCGGAATTGCTGGACTTCAACGAAGTCGGCGCCGGCGGCGGTGCTGCGGCCACCGGATCGATCTACGTCCTGTCAATCGGCGACGAGCGCTTCCACGCCATCGAGAGCACCTCGCTTGCGATCAATTACGAAGGGCAGGCGCAGGGCAAGCCGTTCAAGATCTGGCACATCAAGTGGGACTGGGGCCTGACCTTCCGCCACCCGCGTTCGGCCGCGCGCTTGACGTCCATCACAAACGCGGCGATTGCCCCGTAAGCGCCGACCGCAAACACAAGCGAGGACTGGAACATGCCTGAGAATTCCCGCAAGTGGACGCCGATGGATGCGGAAACTCGCTTCTGCGAGGACAAGGTCGTCATCATTGACGGCTCCGTTCAGGAAGCCGGCGCCGACGTCGTTATTGCCATTGGTCCGGGCTACAAGGAATTCACATGGGTCGTGAATGTCTCTGCGCTCGACCAGGCACCCGGCGACGAAACCGTCATCATCATGCTGCAAGGCACGAACGATCCCGATTTTGCCATCCCCGGCAACGTCATCGAGCTGGGCCGCCTCACGCTTGGCGCGGCCGCACCGGGCGGCGTTGACCTGTTGTCGGGCCGGTACAATACGCCGGCCTCGAACGAGCGAAACGGCGTGAACTACAAGAACCTGCGGCTTGTTATCGACGTTGCCGGCACGACGCCGTCTGTCACGTTCGACAGCTGGCTTTCGTTCTGATCGCGCGCGAGACAGCGTAAAAGGAGACGACGGCAATGCCTGAGATGAAGCGGGTCTATAATCTCAAGACCGAAGCAGTACACATGATGTTTGCCGTCGACGCCCGCGAGGCGGTCAAGAACGGCAAGGGCGAGTGGTCCTACACCAAGGAAGAAGGCGGCGGCGTGCCGCCGATGGTCCTCAACGACCAATCCATGTCGCCGGGCGTGGTTAAGCCGCCCAAGAAGGTCGAGAAGTCCGACAAGGACGACAAAGAACAGAAGTTCGATAAAGACGGCCGCGCCATCGATGAAAGCGAGGGTGGCGAGGCTGAGATCCCTGACGGCTTCGGTCCGGAAAAGGGCGGCGAGGCG